CCGGATGGCGGAAGTGGAAGACCTCGCGGGCAGTAAAGGTCGCCGGATTGCCGCCCGGCGGATTGTACTTGAAGGTGATCTCGCCTGCCTCGGTCAGCTCAGGCGTGATGGTGCGCCGCTTGAACGGCAGGAGGGCGAGCACCGCAGGACGACCGTTTCTGACGCCCCACACAACGCGGGCGTAAGCGTTGCCGTCGAGCAGCGCGCACATCTGCATGTAGGCCTTGAACTCCAGCGCGGTCTGGTACCCGTTCGGCTGCTTGTGCAGCACACGATACAGCGGGTGATCCTTGGCCTTCTCGGTCGTGCCATCCGCCGAGCGGCGGTGAAGGTGGGTCGGCAGCATGCCGATCGATGTCGAGATCAGCTTCACGGCGCGGAAGAACGCGCTGTTCCGCAGCGCTAGCCGCTCGGTGACGGTGATGCCGGCCGATGAGGCCCGGCCTCCGCCGAGGAAGTCGCGCAGCACCGGGCTGTCGAAGTCCATGGCGGTGAAGGCTTGGACAGAAGGCGCGCCCAGCTGCATCGGCCGCTCGGCTTCGGATCGGCGATAGCCCGCGCGTGCGCGATACTGGTCAGGCGACATAGGCTACCGCCTCCTCAGATCCTGCGCACGCCGCGGCTTGCATAGACGGACTTTTTCTTCGGCTTGATCGCGGCCAAGGCGGCCCCGATCGCCATGGCGATTGTAACCATTCCATCTATTCGACCGCGCGACTTCTTCTTGTCGAAGCAGCGGTTGCCCTGACCGTCAGGGTCGATGAACGCATTGGCCGCGCAGCTGTAGGTGACGGGCGAACTGTCGATGACGATCCGCTGTTCTAGGATCGCGTCTTCAGTCTTCGTGATCGAGTGCGGCATGCAAAGCTGCCTGTCCTCGAACATAATCTTCTTGCCCTGGGCATGGGCGACGATCTTGAGGCCACGGCCCACGGGCTCATTCGGCCCGCGATAGAGCCACACTTCCAGGCCAACCTCGGCACACGCGTCTATGAAGCTCTGGATGAAGGCCGGGTCGAACACCAGCTCGACCACTTCATGTTCAGCGTTCAGGCGCGAGACCTGCATGGCGACATAGGTCAGGTCGATCGTGGATCCGGGGGTTGCGGTCAGGTATCCATCTTCGACCCACTCGACGTAGGGCGCCTTGTCGCGGTCTGCCCGGTCCTTCAGTCCTTCTCGGGTGGTCCAGTACCAAGTCTTGACCGCCAGCGGCTCTTCGCCGATTGGCTCCCACGCAGCGCTCAGGGCAGTAAGATCGTTCTTCTGCGAAAGGTCGAGTGCCAGCCGGCACGAACGATGGCGCATGTTGGCCTCGTCGACTGGGCCCTGGACTGCCGACCACTTCTCCTCGTCGATCCAGAAGTCAGCCGCCGCAGTGTCGACGCCGAAGTAGAGACGCAGGACGCTGGACTTCGTAGAAGGACGCAACAGCGCCGAGGCCACGGTCTCCCGGATGTTCTCGATCGGGAAGGTTTCGCCAAGCGCAGGCAGGGACTTCTGCCAGCACCGTTCATTCTCGAACACCGTCTCACGATCGGCCTTGTCGATCCGGGCGACGAATGCGAACGCGGTGTCGTCGCGCGCCTCGCCCTTGGCGATCTGCTGGTACATCTCCGAGTAGGCGGTGCCGACATGCTGGTTCGTTGCGGGCGTATTCGTGCCCATCAACATCAGGGCGTTGCCGGCGACCTTATCAATGCCGCGCTTCCACGTCTGCAGCACGTTCTCGTCGGTCAGCTCGTGGATCTCGTCGCCCGCAACGTAGTTCGGGCGCGGCCCGGACAAGCTCTCGCCGCTGGCGATGGGCTGGAAGAACGACCCACTGTCCGGGTGCTCGATCTTCCAAGCATTCTCCAGCTCGCCGCGGATGACAACCTCGCCAAGCGCCTCCAAGCTTTCGCCCTCGTCATGGTCCGGGATGGTCGCCCGGCACATGGCCGCTGCGTCTCGGAACAGCACGTTGGCCGTCTTTTTATCTTCGCCGATCGCGTAGCACTGGGCGCGCTGAATATCGCACCAGCCCATGATGTAGACGCCGATCGCGCCCATGAGCGGTGACTTCGCCTGGCCCTTGCCGGTCTCCAGCCAACCGGATCGGAAACGCCAGCGATCCGTGGCTGTGCGCCAGCCGAACAGCGACCCGACGACAAACGTGTGCCACTCCAGCGGGTAGAAGGGCTGGCCTGCCGCTGGCCCGTCGGTCACCTGAAAGACGGAGGGCAGGAATTCTAGCGCATGAGCGGCCGCATCGGGCCGCCAGTAGATGCCGCGCTTCTCACCATCGCGAATGTCCCGCAGGTGGCGCTCGGCCGCGTGCTTGACCAGGTCGCCGGCGGCGAACAGCTTGCCCTCGATCGCAGCCTTTGCCCAGGCGGTGGTCGGGTCGGCCTCCCCGAGAAACCGATTAGCCACGCGGCTTCAGGTACTTGTCGGCGCCTGTCGTGCGGCGGGCCTTCTTCTCGACCTTACCACCGCTGTTGCGGTCACGCGGAGAGATGCAAAGCTCCTTCTCCAGCGAAGCCGCGGTCGATGCGGCGTTCTGCATCGTGGTCCACCAGGGATTGTACGTCAGCACCTTCGTCCGCGGCGCCTTAATGGCAGGGCCCAGCTTCAGCACCTCCTTCGCCGAGATGTCGAAGGTGATGTAGGCGACGATCAGGCGCTGGATCGCGTGCGTGTTGGCGACGGCCAGCTTCTCGGCGCCGCGCATCTCGCTGATGATGCGCTGCCAGTGCTCAGATGCAGCGTCGCGGTCAGCCTTGCGGCCGAAGAAGCGGGTCCAGTTGGGCTCCGGCGGAAGGCCGTCGCCGCCGTCGATAGCGATCAGGTCGGCCATAGTGGTCTCCAGGCGGCTGGTCGGAAACCCCCCCCCTCAAAAATTGCTCTCGGCGCATATGGAGGGCAGTGGTCGGTCCCCTACGCCAGCGCTCTCAGACTTATTGATGGGGGGTAGTCAGCCGCGACGCGCGCCAGCCGATCGGTTCCAAGGATGGTTCGGGTCGGTCGGCCGTCCACTCACGTCGACACCGGCTTTCACCGCGTCCGGATCGTGCCCCTTCTCGGCCAGCGTCTTGGCATCGGAGCAAGGATCGCAGAGCAGCTGATAGTTGGACCGATCGTCCGTGCCGCCCTTTGCCTTGGGCACCTTGTGGTCGGCGATGCGACCCAGCGTGGTGCGGCCCTGCCTGGTGCATTCCTCGCAGAACACCACAGTGTTCAGCAGGTGGTTGCGCATCCGAACGTGAGCGGCGCCGTAGCCTCGCTCGTGCCGGCTGGTCGTAGGCCAAGCCATGGCAGTCCCCGATGTCGGAAAGCTACCCGCTCCAGCCTACGCAGGTAGTGCATGGCTGGAGCGGGGAAGAGGGGGCACGAGGAGGAAGGATCGGGCCGGCTCTGTGTAGTGCGATAGGCCAAGATGGTTCACGGCCTGTGACCCCGCGCCTGCGTAATCGCACGATGTTCGCCCGCTCCGCACTCAGCCGCGTGTGCCCCATCAATGCTGGGCGCTATGAGCGAACGGGAGGTGGGAGCGGGCAGGCCAGCGTAGAAGGGATGTGCCCCAACCCGAACGCCAGCCAATGGGTGATGGGAGCCCGCTCCGGCCAGGGAGGGGGGAAACTAGCCGGAGCGGGTAGGCTAGCGCGACTGGGGAATGCCCGATCCCAACGCCAGCTGTCTTGTAGAGGAAGTCGTTTGCGCCATTGCGGTAGCAGACCTCCGGGAAGCGATGCTTCTCCGGTTGGTGGTGAGGTCTGGCACGCCTACTAGGGCCACCCTTAACTCTCACCATGGCCGTCATGCGGCCGCGTCCTGCTTAGACAAGTCGCCATCTAGCTGAATAGAGACCACATCGCAAGCAGGTATGATGGCGTCGTGTACGAAGCCGCCAATCGCCAGCACCAGGTCGCCGTTGCTGCGGATCGCCTTAATCTCGCCCGACAGGCCCGAATAGGCCAGCTTATCGATCCGCACCCGCTGGCCCATGATGTAGGACCGTGCCGCCGTCTTGTTGCGCTTCCGCTTGGCCACACGCGCCAGCGCCTCCAGGCGGGCATCCCAGTCAGCTTGGAGCGCGGCCTCGAATTCCCGCAATGGCTTCAGCGCGCTGTCCCGCACGGTGGGGAAGCTGGCACCGTACTGGAACACGGAGAAGGGCGGGTGGTCTGACACCGGCGCATGCACGATCCCCAGCAGCTCGGCCAGGTCGCGCTCAGGCGCGAACACGAACGTCGGCAGCACGGCGACCGTCACGTCCAGGAACTTGTCGGATCGCGGTCGGCGCTTCCTCTGCAGGGCAAGCGGGGTCCATGCCTCGATCCCGGCTTTGGCCAAGGACCGCATGAGAGGTGCCGTCCTGCCACCTGATGTTCGCAGGATCACCCACTTGCTTCCGTTCATCGCGATTTTGCCACCGTTCATCGTATATTGCCTTTACTTCCACCCCAATGCCCGGTTGACAGGCGTCCGGACCCCCTAGCCCCAAAGGGGCGTAGGGGTCCGACCTGACCGGCCGCCCCGCGATGCAGGTCCAAAATACCCCTCCAGATCGACGATTTACCCGCCTCCAAGCCGCCGCTTTGCGCTTGCTGGCGAACTGTCGCAGCGTTTCCCGCGACAGTGCTGCGACACTTGGGTGAAAGCCGCAGAAAACCGCCATTTTCC